GAACAAATTTCAGGTGGTTATTCTGCACAATCAATAGCAGGTGGTGCACAAACTACAGCTTTATCTGTTTCTGATGGATCAACAGGAGCTGTGATGTCTCACAGGATGATTGAATTCACTGGAAGTATCACAGGAAATCAAATAGTCACTATTCCTTTAGATGCACAAAATTTTTATTTTTTAAGAAATTCAACATCAGGTGCTTACACAGTTCAATTTAAATACGCTTCTGGATCAGGAGATACTTTTACTTTTGGAACAACTGACAAGGGTGATCAACTGGTATTTGCTACAGGAAACGATGGAACTAACCCAGATATCTATACTCTAGGATTTGGTGCTGGTGATGTGACACTTACAGGAACTGAAACTTTAACAAATAAAACTTTAACTTCACCTAAAATTGGAACTTCTATTTTAGACACAAACGGAAATCAGCTTGCTTTACTTACAGCTACAGGATCTGCAGTAAATGAATTTACAATAGCAAACGCTGCTACAGGAGGTGATCCAACATTATCAGCAACTGGTGATGATTCAAATATTGACATAGCTATTAAACCAAAAGGAACTGGAGAAACTGTCGTTGGAACAGGAGCAGCAAATGCAACCATAACTTCAAGTGGAGCACACGATTTAATATTAGACACAAATTCAGGAACAAACTCAGGAACAATTACAATTACAGATGCAGCTAATGGAGATATTACAATTGCTCCTAACGGAACTGGAGTTGCTAAAGCAGTAGATGCTGGAGACAACACAGGTGCTATTAAAATCGCAGGTAAAGAAACTATCTGGGTTCCAGCAGTTGCTATGTATCCAAACACTACAAGTGGATGTGCAGATCTTGCACAAACAGAATTATCAAATGGTCCTGAACTTAAAACTTTAGATTTTGATAAATCTTCAGATGAGTTTGCACAATTCGCTGTTGCTTTTCCAAAATCATGGAACGAAGGCACGATAACTTTTCAAGCATTTTTTACAGCAAACTCAACAAATACTGGAACTACATCATGGGCTTTACAAGGAGTAGCGCTAGCAGACAACGGAGATTTAAATACTGCGTTCGGTACTGCGGTTGCACCTACAGCAAAAGCAATGAGTGGAACAGCAAACGATTTAGCGGTGACAGCAGAAAGCGGAGCCGTGACAATAGCAGGATCACCTAGTGCGGATGAATACGTTTTTTTCCAAATATCTAGAGATGTTTCGGCAGATGATCTAGATGCTGATGCAAAACTTTTAGGTATAAAAATATTCTTTACTACTGACGCTGCTAACGACGCATAATAGGAACGGAATATGAAAAAAATAGACTCTAAACTTACAATCGGTAAGAACACAAAAACCATACAAAATAGAAAAGGTAAAAGTTTTGGTTATCAGGTTCTTGGTTTTGGATCTGGTGGAGCTGCAATTAAATTTGTAGAAGCATCAGGAGGAACAGTCACAACTAACGGAAATTTTAAAGTGCATACTTTTACAGGTGATGGTACTTTTACAGTAAGTGATCCAGGAAACGCTGGAGGATCAAATACAGTGCAATATTTAGTAGTAGCCGGTGGTGGTGGGGCTGGTGATTATCAAGGCGGAGGCGGTGGTGCAGGCGGTCTTAGAACTAATTTTCCATCTCCCGCTACAGGAGGAACTGCTGTCACTGCACAAGATTACCCAATTTCAATTGGTAGTGGCGGTAGTGGTGGAAGTTTTCCAAGTTCAAGAGGTTCAAATGGAGCAACATCATCAGGTTTAAGTATCAGCAGTAGTGGTGGCGGTGGTGGCGGAGGTTATAATAGTTCACTAAAAACTGGTAATCCTGGAGGATCTGGTGGTGGTGGCGGTTATAAAGAGCCTGGCACAAGTTCTGGATCTGGTAATGCTGGTGGATATTCACCTCCCGAAGGTAATAATGGTGGAGCAAGTGGTGGTGGCTCTGGTGGTAATCCTTCTAGAACTGCTGGTGGCGGTGGAGGTGCTGCTGCTGTTGGATCTTCAAATCCAGGAACAGGAGGTGCAGGAAGTCAGGTTAACATAGATGGTAATAATTATTATTGGGCCGGTGGTGGCGGAGGTTCTGCTACTTTTCCAGGTGGACCATCCACTTCAGGAGCAAATGGAGGCATCGGTGGTGGTGGCGGTGGTGGTGCAAGAAACAATGGTGCTTCGCCTTCATCAGGTGGTGGATCAGCCATAAATTCAGGTAGTGGTGGTAATGGTAGCCCAAGTGGTGGTGCTGGGGGCAGTGGTGGTCAAAACACAGGCGGTGGTGGAGGTGGTTCTTCACAACAAATAAATTCTGCTGGTAGTGGAGGAACTGGTATAGTAGTTATAACTTATAAATTTCAATAATATGGCATATTTTGCAAAAATAGATTCTGACAATAAAGTATTATCAATTCACAGAGTTAATGATGAAGATGTACAAAATTCAGGTGGAGTAGAACAAGAATCGATTGATCAACAATATTTAGAAACACATTCTAATTGGCCTGCTAATCAATGGATTCAAACTTCTTATAATACTACAGAAAATTCTCATAAATTAGGTGGAACACCTTTTAGAGGAAACTACGCAGTGATAGGTGGATCATGGGATCCTGTTAATCAAATATTTTGGAAAGAAAAACCTCATGACTCTTGGGTAAAAAATACATCTGAAGCAAGATGGCAATCTCCAATAGGAGATGCGCCTGCTTTAACATCAGAACAACAATCACAAAATAATGCGGGCACTCATTTATGGGTTTACTTTTGGAATGAGTCAAATCAAACTTGGGATTTAACAAACACTATATCATAATATTTGACACAAGAATAACAAAGATATATACTGTCTATAGGTATGTTAAGAAAGAAAATACATTTTTTATGTAGTCTACCCCGTTCAGGTAATACTGTTTTTGGTGCTCTTTTAAATAGCACTAATAAAATGTTAGCTACCCCAAATAGTTTAACTCCAGATATTGTGTATCAATTATATTTATTAAAAAATCATGAACTTTTTATAAATTTTCCTAATCATAGATCTTTAGATTATTTAATATCTGAGGCACTACAATTATATTATCGTGATTGGAATAAAGAAGTTATTTTAGATAGAGGACCGTGGGGTGTTAGAGATAATCTTTTATTAAGTAAAAAAATAAATAAAAATTGTAAATATATTATTTTATATAGACCTCTTTTAGAATGTCTTGCATCTATGGTTAGGATAAGTAAACCAGATAATGTAGAAGAGTATTGTAATTTTTTAATGCAAGATAATGAGATTTTTGGTAAGAATTTAAAATCTATTATTAATTTAATTAATAGTAAAAATAAATTTAAAATTATTCATTACAAAAAATTAACTTCAAACCCTATCAAAGAATTAAATTCTGTTTTAAAATATCTAAACATTAAATCTAATATTAAAAAAATAAAGTTAAAAGATTTTAATATAAACAATATAAAATATAATGATTCTTATCTAGGTGTAGACATGCATAAGATAGATCTTGATATTAGACCAGCTAAAGAATATAGTAAAATAGATATAGAAAGTTATTTGTCTAAAAAAATTATAAATAAATATAAAGAAATAGATAGCTTACTGCAAAATAAAATATATGGAAAAAGAAATACTCTCTCAAATTAATTTATATTATGGGCAGGTTAAAATGCCAAAAGGATTTGAAATAGATTCAAAATCTTTGTCTGATAATATATTACAGAATGGAATTAAAAATTTATTTTATAAAATCTTAAAATCAGATTATAAATATCCATCTAATAATGTTCTACAGTCTAGTTTTAAAAAAACTGAATTTTTATTTTCTAAAGCTTGGGATATGTTATGCACCTATATTATAGAGTATATGCAAGTGGATAATAAAATAATTATAGAAAAAAGAGATACTTGGGGTGATATGTATGCTCCTGATGAAAAAAGTGAAATACTACATGATATTAAAAACAATTCTAATTATGTTTTATTATATGGAGTTAAAGTAGATAATTGTCTTGTAAAATTATTTTTTAAAGACAATGAAGATAAAGAGAGAACATGGAACATACCTTTAATTAATAATAAATTTATTATGTTTCCTTCAAATGTTAAATATCAAATAATAAATAATCAAACAAATAATTTTAATATTATTCAAACTATAACTTATGATTCTATCTAATTATTACTGGTATTTTAAATCTGCATTAACACCTAGATTCTGTGATGATGTTATAGCTTATGCAAATTCAAAAGAAGAAGTTATGGCTAGAACAGGTGATTATGGTAATAAAAAATTAAACAAACAAGAGGTTAAAGATTTGAAAAAAAAAAGAAACTCCGACCTAGTATGGCTTGACGATGTCTGGATATATAAAGAATTACATCCGTATTTACGTATAGCAAATAGAAATGCTGGTTGGAATTTTGAGTGGGACTATTCTGAATCTTGTCAATTTACAAAGTATAAACTAAATCAATATTACGATTGGCATTGTGATAGTCATAATAAACCTTATGAAGAAGAGGGGCCTGAACAAGGTAAAATTAGAAAACTATCTATGACCTGTCAATTAACAGATGGATCAGAATATAAAGGTGGTGAATTAGAATTTGATTTTAGAAATAAGGACCCTGGTAAAAAATCTAATATACGTAAATGTACAGAAATATTACCTAAAGGATCTATCATTGTATTTCCTAGTTTTGTGTGGCATAGAGTTAAACCCGTGACATCAGGCACAAGATATAGTCTTGTAGTATGGAATTTAGGAAGGCCTTTTAAATAATACAAAAATTACTTATGATTAAAAAATATAATGTAATTGATAACTATCTATCTAAAAATGAATTTTTAAAAATAAAAAATGAAATAGTAGATAATGAATATTTTCCTTGGTATTTTAATAATTATAAAAGTAGTAATGATAAAAATAATTTTTTAGATTATCAGTTTATTCATTGTTTTGTTATGAATTCAGAAATTAATTCTTTTCATTTTAAAATATTAAATCCTTTAATTAAAAAATTAAAAGTTAAAAAATTATTTAGAGCAAAAGCTAATTTAAATCCTATTTCTCATAAAATAATTGAGTTTTCAAAACATAAAGATAAAGATGAAAAGGGTTTTAAAAGTGCTATTTTTTATTTAAATACTAATAATGGTTATACTAAAATAGGAAATAAAAAAATTCAATCAATAGAAAATAGAATAGTTATATTTCCCTCTGATGTATATCACTTTGGAACTAATGCAACCAACCTAACTAATAGAACAGTAATAAATTTTGTTTATGTTTGACATATTTAACTCTTATTTAGATAAACAATTATTTTCTTTAGATACTAAAAAAATAAAAAATAAAATATTAAATTTAAAATCTAAAGATAAAGGAAGAATAGTAAGTAATTATGGTGGTTGGCAAAGCAAAAGTTTTAAAAAAATAGATAAAAATTTTGAAAGTTTATTTAATAAAATAAGTTTATCTGTAAAAGAAATAGAAAAACATTTAGATCTAGAAAAAAAATTATTTTTTAAAAGCTGTTGGTGTAATATAAATAATTTTGGTTCTTTTAATAGACCTCATCAACACGGTAATTCTGTAATATCAGGTGTATACTATGTAAGTATACCTAAAAATTCTGGAAACATAGTTTTTATGAATCAAAATCTAGATATTTTTTATCAACCAATAAAACAATACAATAAATACAATGCTTCAAGTTGGAGCGTAAAACCAGAAAATAATTTATGTCTTTTATTTCCATCTTATTTAATGCATTACGTTGAACCAAATTTAAATAAAAAAGAAAGGATCAGCATTAGTTTTAATTATGGATTTTAAAAAGAAAAAGTATACAGTTATTCGTCAAGCTATATCAAAAGACCTAGCAGTTTTTCTTGCAAATTATTTTTTAATTAAAAAACAAGTTTATGATACCTGTCGTAGCACTGGATATATATCACCCTTTGAACAGATGTTAGGATTTTATGAACCTTCAAAAACTGGACAGGTTCCTGATACCTATGCTCACTATGCAGATATCGCCATGGAAACTTTATTACTTAAATGTCAACCAGCTATGGAAAAAGCAACAGGATTAAAATTATATCCTGCATATACTTATGCAAGAATATATAAAAAAGGAGATGTTTTAAAAAGACATACCGATAGATTTAGTTGTGAAATATCTACAACTATGAATCTTGGTGGTGATGATTGGCCGATATATCTTGAACCATCAGGTAAAAAAAATAAAAAAGGTATTAAAATAGATTTAAATCCAGGAGATATGTTGGTGTATAGAGGTGAGGATTTAGAACATTGGAGAGAAAAATTTAAAGGCAAAGAATGCATACAAGTTTTTCTACATTACAATAATAGCGAGACACCTGGAGCTAAAGATAATATGTTTGACAAACGTCCACATTTAGGTCTACCTTCTTATTTTGAACGTAAATAAGATTTTTAGATGGGGGCAGTACACCACCACATACCTACTGCTCCCTTTTAAAAATCTATTGAAATAACCCATAATCTGATATAACACCTGATAGTAGGAAAAACATATGCTTCAAAAAATAGGATTCCAACCAGGTATCAATAAACAAATTTCAGAGACCACAGCTGAAGGTCAATGGGTTAATTGTGATAATGCTAGATTTCGTTATGGGGTGCCTGAAAAAATAGGTGGCTGGAATCAATTAGGTAATGTTAATCAAAATGAATTAACAGGAGCAGGTAGAGGTCTTCATCATTTTATCAATAGTTTATCTAGAAAATATGCGATTATAGGAACTAATAGAATACTGTATGCTTTTTCTGGAGGTATATTTTATGACATACATCCTATACAATCTACAACAACTCTTACAAGCGCATTTACCACGACCAACGGATCACCTACTGTCACAATAACATATTCATCAGCCCATGGTTTAGCTCCTGGTGATATACTTTTAATGAGCAGTTTTTCAACAATTACAAATTCAAATTACAGTGCATCAGATTTTGATGACAAAAAGTTTATGGTTGCTACCACTCCTACTAATACTACAGCAACAATAACTATGCCATCTAATGAATCTGGTTCAGGGGCAACTACCTCTGGAGGAATAACAATAGAAAAATATTATACTGTTGGACCAGCAGTTCAAGCAAAAGGATTTGGTTATGGATTAGGGTCTTGGGGTGGAGAAGATGGTTCTGCTATCACAACAACATTAAACGGTGCATTATTAGATGATACTGCAGGGACAGGTGGGTCAGGAACTTCTATTACACTAACAAGCACAACAAACTTTCCTGATTCAGGAACAAACTTTATTCAGGTAGGAACAGAAGAAATATCTTACACAGGTGTTTCTGGAAATGATTTAACAGGTATTACAAGAGCAGTTAGAGGAAGCACACGAGCAGCACATTCTGATGGTGCTACAGTCACAAATTCATCTGATTATGTTGCATGGGGTGAAGCGGCATCTGGAGATTTAGTATTAGAACCTGGTATGTGGTCTATAGATAATTTTGGTGACAAAGCTATCTGTCTAATACATGATGGTCCTGTTTTTTCTTGGGATTCATCTTTATCAAATGCAACATCAACAAGAGCTACAATCATATCTGGTGCACCAACCGCATCAAGACACATGGTCGTATCTACACCAGACAGACACTTAGTATTCTTTGGAACAGAGACAACTATTGGAACACCATCAACACAAGATAATATGTTTATCAGATTCTCGGACCAAGAAGACATAAACACATACGTGCCAACAGCAACTAATACAGCTGGCACACAGAGACTGGCCGACGGGTCACAGATCATGGGAGCAATAAGAGGTAGAGATGCAATCTATGTTTGGACTGATACAGCTTTATTCACACAACGTTTTGTTGGTCAACCATTTACTTTTGCGTTTGCACAGGTTGGAACCAACTGTGGACTTGTAGGACAGAATGCATGTGTAGAAGTTGATGGTGCTGCATACTGGATGTCAGAGAATGGTTTCTTTAGATATGCTGGTAGACTAGAATCATTACCATGTTTGGTAGAAGATTTTGTTTATGATGATATAAATCTAGCGTCTGGTAATCAAATGGTGTCAGCTGGATTAAATAATTTATTTGGTGAAGTCATGTGGTTTTATCCAAGTGCTTCATCCTCTGTTGTTAATAAACAGGTCACATATAATTACTTTGATTCATCTCCGCAAAGACCAGTTTGGACAATAGGCACACTAGCAAGAACAATGTGGAGAGACTCTGCAGTATTTGGTTTACCGCATGCTTTAGAATATGATGCTAGCACAGACACATCTTTTGATGTTGTAGGTAATACAGAAGGTAGAACAGCATACTATGAACACGAAACAGGAACTGATCAAAATAAAAATGGAACTATAACTGCAATTACAGCTAACATAGAATCAGGAGATTTTGATATTACACAAGCAAGAGCACAAGGTACTGGACAAGCTACTGGTGTTGCAACATTCAGAGGTGATGGAGAGTTTATAATGAAGATAAGAAGATTTGTACCTGACTTTATAAATCAAACAGGAACAACAAGAATTACATTACAATTAAAAAATTATCCTAATAGCTCACAAGCTAGTTCACCTCTTGGACCATTTGATATAACTTCATCTACAACTAAAATAGATACAAGAGCTAGAGCTAGAGCGATTGCTTTAAAAATAGAAAATACAGGTACTTCTCAAAGTTGGAGAATAGGCACGTTTAGATTAGACACACAACCAGATGGACGTAGATAATGGCAAAGATTGTACAGGTAATAACTAGACCAGAAAAAGAATATAATATACAAGTAGCTGAAGCTCAAGTTAGAGATCTTGATGCTATTGTAGAAAAATTAAACTCAACATATCAAGAAGACTTAAAGGAAGAAGTAGAAGCATTTAACTTTTTTATAAACTAATGGCTAATCAATTTAAATTTGCAGGTATAGATAATAGTACAACAGGAAGTGCATTAAGTCCTTTGGGATCAGGCAATCCTCTGGTAAGTGAAACCTATGTTATTAAATCTATACTGGTCACATCAGCTGGCACACCAACAGTGACTGTCACTAATAACAGTATTACAGCTATCAAATCTGCTGCTTTGACAGCAAACGTCACAACTGAATTATTATCTCAACCTTTGGTAGTTGAAGGAGGAGATACTTTTACAGTGTTATCAAGCACAACAGATTCATTTGATGTAGCTGTAAGCTACTTAAATATTAAAAAGGAGATAACGACATAATGCAAGTAATAAAACCAGCAAAAGTAGAAACAACATATAGACACAAAGAAACAGGGGAACTTTTTAAGGAAAGAAAAGACTGGGAATCTAAAGGTTATAAAGAAGAAGACATGGCTCAAGATGTAAATGTTATAATGCCGAGCCTTGATTTATTTGGAAAAACAAAATAGAATAGTACAATGGCCATAACTAGAACTCAAATAGCAAAACAATTACTAGAACAAGGAGGACGTGTAGGACTTCGATTTGGATCTGAAGGATATCAGGGTGGTGCTACAAATCAAGGTGGTGCTGGTAGAGGAACTGATGTTGGAAGATCTGGAGGTGAAGGTAATAGAGATCGAAGAAGAGTAGAACAATATACAAAACCTCCCACTACTGTTGGTGGAAGTGGTGGTAAAACATCTGATACTCCATTAAAGTTTAAAAAAGATATACCAGATAATTTTGCAAAAAAACTTAAGATAGAAGATTTTATAAATCTTAATTTAATTGATGATGAACAAGAAAATATGCAAGTAGCGGATGTATCTGCTAGTGATATTAATCGTTTATTAGGCACAAATCCTTATGGAAAACAAAAATATTCTCCAGAGCAAGATATAGATACTATTAGAACAATAGAAGGTCAGTTTTTAAATCCAACAATAACTGATAAAGAAATTAAAGATGTTTTACAAGGCACAATTACTGGACCAACAGGAAAATTCTTAAAAGATGGTGGTAGAATAGGTGCCATGGGTGGTGGTAGAGCACAACAAGCAAGACAGATGTATAGAACAGCGGGAGCTGTTCAAGCAGCATATGGTGCAGCTGCAGCTGAAAAAGGTCCTGTAGAAGATAAAGGTAATCCTCAACAAGATATAAATCAAATTAATCAAACTGTAGAAAATTTAGGTAATATAGAAAATATTCAAAAAGCTTTTGATACTGCAGCAGATATAAATTATTTAAAAAATATAGTGCAAGGTAGCGGTGCTAAAGGTGTTTTATCAGCTATAGGTGGACCTCTTATAATAGGTAATATTTTAAAAAGAATATCACAATCTAATAGAAATAAAAGTATGACAATAGATGATAGTGAAAAAGAGTCTTTTGCCGATGGTGGTAATGTTGTAGGTGGTGAGTTTGATTTTGAATCTGCAAGACAGATGTATGGTCTAGGTAAACTTGTTAAGAAAGTCACAAGATCAGTTAAGAAGATTGCAAAATCACCGATAGGTAAAGCTGCATTATTATATACAGGTGTAGGTGGTCTTGGTAATTTAGCTGCAGGAAAAAGTTTTTTTGGTGGTAGTTTTGCTAATGTGTTAAGACCAACACAATTTCTTGGGAATGTACCCTCTATTTTTAGTAGAGAAGGTTTAAAAAATATAGCGTTTGGAACATCTGGTGAATTTTTGGGAACTCCTAGAGGACCCAATACCGGTATATTGACTAAAGGAACATCTGGTTTATTTGGTGTAGGTGGTGAGTTTAGTCCTTTAAAAGCAATCTCAGCAACATCAGCAGTAGCAGGTTTTTTAACACCTGAAGAAGAAGATGAAGCACAACAGATAGCTGACAATACAGGAATAGATATAGAGATTATAAGAGCTAACCCTAATCAATATTTAGGAAGAAGATTTAGAGCAGAAGGTGGTTCTATGAAAGAACCAGTAGCAAAAAAAACCATGCCATTATTAGATATGGACGGACAAGAAATGGATTTAAGAGCTGAAGGTGGATTTGTGCCAATAGGACGTATGGAAAAAGCAGATGATGTCCCTGCAAGATTATCAAAAAATGAGTTTGTATTTACAGCAGATGCAGTCAGAAATGCAGGTGACGGAGATGTAGACAAAGGCGCAGAAGTTATGTATAACATGATGAAGAACCTCGAATCCGGAGGTGAAGTATCAGAAGAATCGCAAGGATTAGAAGGCGCAAGAAAAATGTTTCAAACATCACAAAGACTAGAGGAAGTATTATAATGGCTATTCAACAATCACAAGTTTTACCT